TCATTTTCATGGGGTCAATATATCTCAATTCCTGAATACCTGCCTCAGGATTTTTTTGATCAATAACTTTTAGGTAAAATAATCTACCATCAATATACCAATTTCTAAAAATTTCATGGCACTTTTTATCAAAGTCCATGATTTCTTTGATGTATTTAAATTCTGATCTGATAACTTCTTTTAGACGATCACTAGCATTAAGATTTGATAGTTCAATTTCTATAGGTGAATCGTACAGATCACTTACAATTGCTTCATTTACAACACTTTCAATTGCGTTATCACACTCTGGATGAAGTGCCATTTCACGATAACGACGAATTAAATCATATTCCGTTCTATAAACACCTTCAATATCTACATATTGACCATAAAATCCTGATTGGATAAAATGATCAACCCCGTCCTCATTGTTAGGAGGAACGGGGGAAACTACAGATTTAGGTGTTTTTACATTATCTTCAATCGAAAAACCAAAAAGTTTCGCCATCTTATAAATTTGAACTACTTGTATGTATTATTTAGTTAATGTCTTGACCGCCTGCAGCAGGTGAATTACCTTTCATTGCTTCCCACCAAAGGATTTGGAATTCTGCGGTAAACTCCTGAATCGTGCTTGTTCCATAATCAAGAGTGATTGCTCCAATCGAAGTTGGGAATACATCATAAAAATGATACGCTCTTAAAGTCGATCCATCACGATCAAGTTGATAAACAAAAGCGTCTGCAGTATATGCTGTTGGATCAGTTTCTCCAGTATTATCAGAAACTTTATTAATTTTATTCATCCAGTTTTCCATAGCTGAACGAATTGAAAAATCAGTGTCGTTCAGAATAGTAATAGTCCAACTTTCAAAAGTTCTGTCGCCAGCGACTTTTAAAGTTCTACCTCTAAAAGGAACATCGAGTGGGGTAACATTTGATGCTGGTAGGTTTGCACCTTTTACCAAAAATCTTGCTTTGTCAAGAATATTAGTATCTGCTGGTGCAATATCTGGGAATGAAAGTACAACTTCAAAAAGATTACTTCTTGCGCCACCACCAGTTAACTTACTTTTGAAGTCAGTAATCTTTCTTAAAGGAGGTGGATTTAGTTGTTGTCTAGTTGCCATAATTGTTTAAACCTCTAAATTAAAAGTTTCCGATTACTTCTTCAAAATCAACACCAGTCTTGGTGGCAATAAAGTTCAGACCAATGAAGTTAATTGATCTTGCTGGTTTGACATAGATGTCTGCAACAAATTCATTATTATCAATTACTGCAGCAGTATTATTTGTTTCATCACAAATAACAATATAATTAAAAATACCTCTCTTTGCCTGTACATCACGAAGGAAAGGTTCAATAGTATTTACAAAGTTTGTTCTTGTAACCTCATCATTAAATTCAAAGAGAGCATCTTTTGCTGCCCTTGAAATTGCATCTTCAAGATAAACAAAGAGGCGACGAACATTAATTCTGTCAAACGCAGATGCTCTAGCAAGACCAGTTTTATCACCAAAGAGAATGATTCCAGATCCTGGTGAGAAGATAACTGGGTTAATTCTGTTTGAATAAAGTTTGTCTCTTTGAGTTTTTGATGGATTATATGCTAGTTTAACTGCATTAAGAATTGAACCCCTTGTTGTCCCTGCTGGTGAATACCATGGGAAATTATTAATATCATTACGAGCACAAAGACCTGCAATGTCACCATTCAATGGTACATATCTGTAAGTATTTGAAAATCTATCATACATGTATTTGTAACCACTATCAAACACAGCGTAAGAAGATGAAGCTACTGAAGCATAGAAACTAAGTACATTAGTAGTAATGTCAACAGCAGAATTAATATTTACTTCTGTTTGAGATAACGTATCAGTTAATGCAGCGCCTCTGTATGGTGAGATGAATGCAATTGCATCTTTTCTTAACTCTGCAACAGAGATCAGTTTGTTTGCTAAAGCTTGAGCAGTTGTAATATTATATGCTGCAGATCCCATCAAGAGAAAATCGATAGTATAGTTATCAGTATTTTCAAATAAATCATAACCTTCTGAAAGTTTTCCTAGTGATGCTGTAAGAGCACCAGTCGATTCAATTCCAACTATTCCGCCGTAGTCTTTACCACCAGCAAGAATATTTGTTGAAGATCCAGTAGCAGCAAAGATAATTCCTTCTGCTTCTTGATCCCAACCAACATCAGAGGCAAGAGTAAAATCGGAACTATATGCAGTTGTTACAATTCCTGCGGGAGCACCAAGACCAAAAATATACTTTGAATTATTTACAAGATACTTTCTCCAATAAGATGGACTTCCTACTGAGAATTCCGCATCAGTTGCTTTTGATAGTCCTAAATGCTTTTCAATGATTGAACCAGCATTTCCAGTAATTGATCCGAGAGCGTCAATTACTACAACATGGACTTCATCAAATCTTGAATTTCTTGCTGCTGCATATGCTGAAGTTGCGGGTCTTGGTGCAATGGTATTCCAATTAATTGATGATGATGTAGTTAAACCAATCGTTTGTTGATCAAACCAGTCTGCTCTTGATGTATATGTAGTAGTTCCATAAGAAACTGATTGACCATTAGTATGAACTCCAATAGAACCTGAACTAGAAAATGCCCAAGTACCTAATGGTTGATAATCTACTTGTGTTTCAGTTCCAACCTCAGAAACATGAGAAAGAATTTTAACATCAATAGATGATTCTCCAATTTTTGTAATAATTCCCTTTAGATAACCATCAAGAATTGAAGTTGATCCTGCGCCTGGATTTATTTTTCCTGCAACAGACTGTTCAATTCCATATCCAACTTGCATAGGATTAGAAGTTGTAGTCGTACCAAAATCAAAGGTAGCGGTTACAATTCCTGCTTGTTCAGATGAATCTGATATTGTAATAACACCATTTCCAATAGCAATGACTGTTGTGCCTGTGCTAATTACATCACTAGTATCACAACGAACTTCTAATCCTAAAGTTATAGAATCAGTACTAATACCAATTGTATTAGCACTACCTACAATAGTTCCTGTTAAATTACTAATATCTTCTACAAATTCAACAATTGCTCCAGTATTAATACCTGATAAAGTCTGATCAGCTTTACTGTCAATAATTGCTACTCTTAAACCATTAGACCAAGATCCTGGATTTCTAGCAGCAACTACGACTCCAGCAAGTGTATTTTCATCATATCCTAAAGCATCGTAATGCTCTAAACTTTTAATCTTTATACTTGAAGTTGAAGGTCCTACAAATCCATTTCTTAAAAGAGTGTTATCTGCTCTTACAACTCTTAATGAACCACCATATGCAAGATAAGATGAGGCAGATAACCAATGCTCATAATGCTTATCTGTTGAGTATGGTTCTCCAAAATTAGTTAATAAATCATTTTCATTTTCTACTAATGTTGGTTCGTCTACAGGTCCCTTAGCAAAAGGAGCAACAATTGCACCAGTTTTATTTGATGATGGGATAACTCTTCCGAGTGTTAAATCAATTTCCCTTACTACAATTCCAGGAGATGCTAAATTTAGCGGCATCTTTATTCTCCTACAAGTCCAGAATTATTCTAAAATTATTTATTAAAAAGGTTATTTCTAGTAGGGAAACGATGCGTGAACAATTACCAGTCTGGATAATTCCACTCAGAAGAGTAATTTTTCTTTTTTCTAGAGTTTTGAATTCTTTTTACTGTACACTCTTTACATTCATATGAATAAGAAGATGAAATGGTGCGACTTTTTCTTGTGCGATAAAAACTTTCTATTAAATTTTTTTTTATCCCACAAATTCTACACTTTCGATCAGTAAAACATAAATGCTCTATCTCAAACTGATCGTCTAAGTCCATTATCTATATTCCCACATGTAAGAGTGATCTCCGTATTCATCTACATTCCAAACTTCCAATGGATTGTGTTCATTTTTAGATCCAGCAAATATCCAGCGATCTCCAGTTTCTTCATCAATTGTGACCATGAAATCATCTAATCCATCCGCAATGAATCCAAAAGGAGACATATCCTGTTCAATCTGATTTTTTTGTTCCTCATAAATTCTTTTACGAACATCATTGTCCGTCATTTCTTTGAAATAATCTTGAGCGACCAACCAGGAGAAAATAACAAGACACATCGCCAAGTCATCGTTACAACCTTCTTCTGCTTCAAAAGAATTGTGTTTTTGAGCGAATGTTGTTAATTCTGAAATAATATCATAATCAACTGTCAGTAATTTATCATCTTCCATCAAGGTTTTTAAGTTTGAGCAACCTAATTTCTTTACTGCTGCTGTTGTCCTTACACCAAGTTGAGATTTTTTACCACTAAATCCAGATCCAACTATTTGACCAGCACGGCCACGCATAGCACACATTAAAATATTATCATACTCAAGATCAAAGTGTAGAATATTTGCTACCTGATCTCCAATATCATTAACTTCCACTAATAACCAGGCATCATTATATCCCTTTGCGACCTCATAAATTACACTTGGAAAAAGCATCGGTTTAATTTCATTGTTACGATATTTTGCTACAACCTTATAAGGAAAATTTGTAATATCAAAAACGATAAATGCTGAATAGTCATTACCAAGTCCACGAGCAACGTCTACCGTGATTAGATAATTATTTTCTTCTCTTGGATCTTCATATACATCAAGACCGGCGTTTCGTTTAATAGGATTTTCATAAACGAAATTTCTTAATTTTGCTGGATTAATTAACGTATTAACAGATCCTAAAAATTCACATTCAAACTCAACCTTAAACTGTTGTTCTGATGTGTTAGCAATCGTCTGTTCCTTCCAGGCAGCGTCTCTACCAGGCACTTCAGACCAATGCACATCAGTAGGCACATATTCGTTCTTGCCCCTCTCAGAGTCATGCCACATGCGGTAAAAGTGGTTCATACCGCGTGGTGTGGATACAATGATTACCTTCGTGCTTTGTCCAGAAGAAATAGTAGGATAAACAGAGGCAAAGAAGTCATCAGCAATGTGATTCGGGATGAAAGCGAACTCGTCAAGAAAGATGACATTATAGGATCCGCCTCGGACAGCAGATGACGAAGTAGAGTTAGATGAAATTTTGGAGCCATTTTCTAATTCCAGAGATCCTTTATTCCACGATATGATACCTTGTTGCATCCAACTTGGTAGATTCTCATAAGCAAGTTGTAATCTTCCAAGTAAATCTCTTGCAGTTGATGCTTTGTTTGCAAGAATGGCAATATTGACATTATCGTTGAATACTGCATAATGTAGTAAATAAGAAACAACAGTTGTAGATTTACCCGTTTGTCTGGGCATCTTACAAATGTTGAATCTGTTCTTATGGAAATTATCAATCAATTTCTCTTGAAATGGATACAACTCAAAAGGAACTAGACCGTGATCCAGAGATACAATCTTGATATAATTTCTTGCAAAATATACAGGATCTTCTTTACACTTTAAGAACTCAACAACTTGATGTTCGGTGAATTCTATTTGAATGTTGGCTTTTTTGAGCAGAGGATTGCCAAGATATACATTATCAGTCATAAAATGTTTTTTTATCCTTGATACACTACAGAAGTTGCGTAAATATCATTTCCACTATCGACAGATATAATATTAGTTCTTTCTTTTTTCATTAATAAAAATGATTCGGACGGCATATAAACTGTTCCAACAGTGACTCCAGCACCAGTTTTTTCAATTACATAGTGATTTCCAGATCCAGTATGTTGAATTAAAACATACTGTGCTCCAAGTCCATTAATATCTGAAACTGTCGTTCCTATTCCTGATAATTGTTGAGAGTTTCCTAAAATTTTAATAGGTCCGTTCATTAATTACAGTTCCAACGACGGAGGGCTTTGTTGATTCTTGAATCTGGGTCTCTTGCAGTTTTTGCTGAAGTTAATTTTTTTTTCATTCCACCCATTCTTGAACAGAATGATTTGCGACGAGATGCTCTTTTACCAGTTGGATTTTTTTCAGTTACAGCAGTTTTAAGTTTTGAACCTGGATTCTCACGACGATATGCTTTTACAGCGGCAGGACTTAATCCATCAGTTTTATCTTTACGATTGACTTTTTGCCAATCCTCACTTAAACCCATTTCTGCTCTCCAGTTAGAGAATCCTTCTGCTTTAACACAATTTGGATATCTCTTACCAAACATCGTCTTCATACCTTTTTTCTTATAACCAGGCCAGCACTTCTCATCAATCACTTCACCTTCTGGTTCAAAATGAGCAACTTGTGTTTTAGTTTCTTTTTTTGCTAATGGTAATTTTACTCCTGGTTTTTTAATTTTTTTAATTAATTGGATAGGAACTTCATCTCCTTTTTCTTGTGGAAGAATTGGATATTTGTATGTTGGTTTTGCATTAGGAATTGTAAAACTAACTTCTTCTCTCACACCACGATATATTTGTGCTGCTTGTCTAAGAGCATTTATTTTCTGATCATTTGGTAAATTTCTTCTTCCTGTAGATTTAATTGCAACACTGAATCTTTCAATATTTTTTTCATCTGCTGGAATGCTAGTATCAGAAACCTGTTCTTTCATTTCACCACTATCAACATAATCTGCTGCAGTATCAATATAATCTGCAGCCTTAGTAATTTTTGATTGAACCCAGGCTTCAATATTTCCTTCACCTTTCATTTTTTTACGAAGTCTTTTCGCTGCAGAAATAATTGTAGAAAGTTCAGAGCGAGCCATTGAATACTCATGGTCATACCCTTCGGGCATATTACCAGGATGTGGTGTATTTGGTGTGTATTTTTTCCCTAAGTTCATTGGGAGTGAATATGTATCCCAGAACTTT